TTATCCTGATCTATACATTTATTTTTTTTAATCTCAAGTATTGTTAGTTTATCTACTATTTCACCGTTAGATACTTCAATTTTCATATGACCAATTTGGATTTCTAAAAACTAAATTAATGTGTTTAAAAAATGTATTCTCCTCACCTTCTTTCCTTTTTTCATATATGTAAATTTCATTATTTAAACAATATTTGTCAACTAAGAAACATAATGAAGTTTCTACTGTGTGAACCTCAGATGCATTCTCTAAAGCACCTATCCAATCAAATAAATAAAATATTTAACTCTCTATTTTGATACTCCGTTCCAAAAGATTTATTAACTAAAATATAATCACCTTTTAAATCATAGGTTTCTATCAATTTATGTTCTCTTTCATAATTTCTAGTTAGTTCAAAACTTTTTCTCCAATCCCTTATGGGAATTGACATAAAGTAATACTTAGATATCATAATAGAACAGTTTGGAAAATATCTATCAGCATATCTAAACGGTAAATATAATTTATCAGATTCATCTACGACATTTACATACCCATAATATTTTTTTAAAGGAAACTCATCGCTTTCCTTAACCCAAAATAAATTTTGTTTTTTAATATATTGAGATACTATATCATAATAACGATCATCTACAGGATAATAAACTTCATAATCATCATTAATTAAAACATCAACTATTGGCATCAACCAAATAATGTCACCTAACCCCAATGGTTGATATATCAAACAAGTTTTTTTCATACTTTTTCAAAGATACCAGTAATAATATTAGAATATGAGTGATTAGTTTTTCTAGTAAAGTCTTCTAAATTACACACATTCACAACTTTATATCCCATTCTAGTCATAAATTTAGTGAGAGATTTTTCATTAAAATGCCAAAGATGTTCATCAGGTTTCCTGTGCTTCCATTCACTAAACCATTCATCACTAAAGTAATGGCAGCATGGAACAGATATACAAACGTAATTACACTTTAGTTTATTAACAAACTCAATATCTTCCATGTGCTCCAATGAATCAAAGAATGTAATTACATCATACTCTTGTTCAAAAATATTTTCAACGAAAGTACATCCCTCAGGAACATTCCATCCAGATATATCATTTCCATATCTTTCTTTTATTTGCTCTTCACAGGATTTTAGAAAAATACCTGTGCCATATCCAACATCCAAAACACTTGCTGGAATGCGACCTATAGATCCAATGATATAACCCAACCTCAAATAAGATGTATTAGAAGTATAAGATTCAATAGATTTGTAATAATTGTTGTAAGATCCAGCATAATCAAAAGGATTTTTATTTACTTGATAAATTATGCCGTCTTCATTTATATCGTAATTTTGTAGCATGATTATATTATCTCCTCATTAAATTTATATTCCGAAAATCCCCAAGTATCTTTATTTTCTGTTGATTCAAAATTAACGAGAAAATCATCCCAACTATTAAACAAAGATTTACCACCAACTTTAAGATCATGACCAGAATGATCTAGATGGAAAATATCAAGATCTAATATCTCAATAGACTCTCCATAAATCATTCCCTTCTTCATTGCATTTGTATCGGCACAATCTCTATAGATCATTTTTTCTTCAAATCCTTTCATATCATACCATAGTAATTTATGAGCTAATTGATAATCACCACAGCAAACGACCAATGACCATGGATTATATTTTCCACCCCATTCATTATTTTCAATAATATAAGATTTTTCAAATTTAGTAATATTTTTCTTACAATATGAGAAAAAATCTTTATCTACTGATTGAAAGAAATTTACAGGAACATTTAATCTGGATACAGTATAAAAAGTTTTAGCATTTAATTTATTGATATCAAGTTTATCTGGCATGATGTCAATATTGCTAGATACTATCCAGTCAGACTTTGCTCTGCGAATTCCAATATTTCTTCCCAAAACCTCAACTATTGGAATATCTAAAAGTGCTGGATTAATTTTTTCAATATCAGACCTCTTAACTTGAATATGACGGAGGTTTCCTCTCCCCTTTAATGAAAGATGGTTAATTAAACTATCATCATTTGGAGAATTCCAATCGACATAAATTACTTCATCATACTTTTCAATCATACAATTAAGAGCATGAGATGCTCTTAATTCAAGATTTCCTCCATAACCATCATTTCGGGAAGTAACAACTATTGTAGTAGACATTTTTAATTAATAGAAAATGATTTTTTATAGATTTCAAAAAATTGCTTTGCTTTTTCTGGTAAAAATTCTTCGTAATTTTTTAAATCATTGATTAAATTTAATGTGTGCCTGTATCCTATTATTTCATTTTCAAGATTAGTAATTAAATCTTGTACATTTCTATCCTGATAAACAGATGCTTTATTATAAATGACAGAGTTTGGAAAATAATATTGAAGAATATATGATCCCCAGATATCATCCATCCTACCTACGTGTGGTAAAACAGAGTAAAAAGGGATAACTTCTCTTGCCAGAAAAGTATTCTGACTATTAAATGGTGATATTTGTGTTGAACAATAAGGATGCGTTATATCAGAATATTTTACAACTGGTTTAATAGAAAGTCTAGCCATAGCATCAATATCAGGATCTCCATCCCAAAGATCTGCTTGAACTAGTACTTTCCTTTTAATTTTGCCCTTATACTCAACATCATGACGAGATGGTACATATTCGATAGGATACCCCCTATGCCAAACATCATTTCTAACTGTTATAGAAAGAGGGTCAAATACTCCATTTTTACACTCATATAAATCAGATTCAATTTCTCTCCCAACATAAACATCCTTTCCCCAATTATCATACGGAATATTATCATCATCAACTGTTGCAATAATATCAGCACCTTGATTATATGCAAAAAGAAATCCTATGTTTCTTCTTTGAATACTATTCCATCCAATGATATCCGAAAGTTCTTTGTTAATGCTTTCTTGAATATCTGGAGACAAGTAAATGCAATTTAATTTTTCATACTCTTGATGTGGAGTTTTTTTATCTCCAACAACTACAAAAGTCCAATCACTAAAAGTGCAGAACTTTTTTGTAGCAATTGTTGGATGATTAATTGTTGTCGTTACAATAAATTTTTTCATTATTACTCCTTAAGTTTCCACAAACTATCCCACTCATATTCATTTTCCGGTATTTCATTTTCAGAAACAATTTTTCCACCCAGTCTTCCAAGACTAGCACTCACAAATTCATAGTTATTTGAAAGTAATTTTTTAAAATTAGTAAATTGATTATCCAAATTCTTATACAAGAAAACTCCATCCCCATGAGTTTCTATGTACATTTTTAGAATACTTTTACTTTCCAAATATTCATTCATAGTGCAGAGAATATTAAAATCACTTCCCTGACAATCTGAATAATAAAAATCTATGATATCTACTCCCTGCAATTTCAAGTAATTGGATAAATTAAGTGTCTTAACTTTAATTACTTTATCTGCAGATTCTCCACCATAGTTATCAACATCAACATTAGAAAGACTGCTTGAAACTCTATTGGGATGAACATAAAAATTAGTTTCACCATCTTCAGATGAACAGGCAGCATTTACTAATGTAACCCATTCAAATTGTTTATATCTCTTACTAAGTTTTAAAAAGATTTCAGGGTCTGGTTCAAACGCATAAACCTTATCATAGTGATTAAAAAGTTCCCAAAGAGAATTCCCAGTATTGGCACCAATGTAAACTAATGTTGTCATGAGAAATAATTCTCCCAGATAAAATCTTCAAGAACTTCCATTTTTTTAGTTCTTTCTAGATTATCCTGTATAGCATCCATTTTACTATAATATATTTCATCAGAAACATCAAATTCTTCACTTAAATCTATAATCCCATCCTTATTAAAATATTCTCCTATATCAGGTGAACCATAATAAACTGGGATTGTACCAGTAGCAAAACAATCTAAAAGTTTTTCAGTAAAATATGTTTTATAGGAAGCATTTTCAATAGCAATCGAAAACATATAATCACATAGTCCATCTTCCTTTGTTTCTATTTCAGTAGGATATCCTCTACCAAAAAAATCTACTTGATCTTTAAATCTCTCAATCCATTCCAAACGCTTTTGATGACCGCTACACATATTTTTATTTGATGCGATCATTGAGATCATTTTTGTTTTATCATATATTTTAGGTTCTTTAATCCAAGTTCCTTGAGCAGGAACCCATTTAAACTTTGTAGGATCTATATTTACCAGTTCTGCATTGTGAGTAAAAATAGTATCAAATGTTTCCATTACAGTGTTTGAATTTGCCTTAACCCAATTAACGACTTGTGGAAGAATTGCAGCAGATTCTAAAATCCATGCATATTTTGGACCGGTTAATTTATCTGTAAATGCTTGACTAATAAATCCATCAATATAAAACGTACCGTCACCAGTTTTATCTTGAACCCAATCTATATGTTTAGATTTTTTACCCCAAACAGAATATCCAAAATTGCCATTACTCTTTGAGGTAAACGTATCACCTACAATATTAAACTTATGCTTTTGCATTAATTTGCCCCAAAATCCAAGAATAAGTCTTAGAGATTCCCTCTTCAAGACTCTGTGAATAATCCCAACCAAGTTCTTTACGAATTACATCATTGTTTGAATTCCGACCACGTACCCCAAGAGGTGCATCAAGAACATGTTGCTTTTGAACATTTTTTCCAGCAACTTTAGCAGCGGTATCAACTAATTGATTAATTGTTACCATCTCTTCAGATCCAATATTTGCAGGTCCAATGAAATCAGAATTCATCATTCTATAAGTTGCTTCAATACATTCATCAATATAAAGGAATGATCTAGTTTGTAAACCATCTCCCCAGACTTCTATAGTTCCACCTTCCTCAGAAAGTTCTGCAACTTTACGGCAGATTGCTGCTGGTGCCTTTTCTCTTCCACCTTCCCAGGTTCCTTCTGGACCGAAAATATTGTGGTAACGAGCAACCCTAACTGGAATGCCATAATTGCGATGATAAGCAAAATACAATCTTTCTGAAAAAAGTTTTTCCCAACCATATTCACTATCAGGATTTGCTGGATAAGCGGATTCTTCACGACAATCTGGATTATCAGGATCTAGTTGATTGTGCTTTGGATACATGCAGGCAGATCCAGAATAGAAAACTTTGGTCTTGTTGATTTCTTTGAAATCATTTAACTGACGTTGTGCCTCAAGAACATTCAGGTTGATAGTTGCAGAATTATGCATAATATCAGCATCGTTTTCGCCAGTAAAGACAAAACCTGCTCCTCCCATATCAGCAGCAAATTGGTATACCTCATCAAAGGTATCGATATATCTAGATGGAACAAAATTATAAAAATTTCTATAAGGTCCCTTATATTGGAGAACTCTTTCAACAAATTGAAAATCTCTTAAATCACCAATAATAAATTCATGCGCTTCACTTTCCGAAAATTCAGGAAGTTTAAGATCAACACCTCGCACCCAATAACCTTCTGAACGAAGTCTTTTTACCATATGACTTCCAATAAACCCACCAGCACCAAGAACAAGTGCTGTTTTTTTATAATCGCCCATAAATTAATAAATTACTCTTCTGTATATATTATACTAAAAAAGGGGAGTTTATGCAACTCCCCTTCATTTGGGTTTATCAGGCTCGCCACCAATTCTTTAACTGGAAATTGGAAACCAGGCGGGAGAGAGTCCCATCCGCACCACCAATTTTTTAAAGGAAAAATTGGAAACCCAAAGAGGTCATACTTGACTCCACCAGTACTTTTAAAGTCTCTCCGTGACTAAAGGGGGTTGCTCCCGACCAGTGCGCTTTTATAGTCATCCCGAGACTATTTAATCTTTTCTAACTCAGGGTATATTTCATGTTTTAAATATGAAACTATTAAAGCTCCACGTCTTTGATGACTCTTATTAAAGGCAGAATGAATACTAGTTTCTACAAAAGGATTTAAATCTTTATTTTTTAGTATTCTAAGTTCATCTAAAACTTTTAAACCACATTTATTACCTTTGGGTATATCTATACTATAATGATACTTAACAACACTTGTTTTTCTTCTGGAAACTGGAATGTGACTGTTTTTCATTATAATGTCATCATCGGCATCATAATGAGGATCGACTACTGACTGAGGTTCAAGTAAAGAAAAAACAGCCAATACTGGTTTAACTTCAAAAGACATCAACAGATTAACAGTAAAACAATCCTGAACTTCCATTGGAAGTAATGGAATAACTTTTCTACCGATTATTAATGGACACACTTGCCAAAAATGACCTGTTTTAGGAGGTATTTTTAATTGAGTCAAGTCATCACAAACTAAATTATAATCGTGAGAGTAATCTAATAGGTAATCTTTTTTTACAAAATCTAGATAATCATTTCTAATTTTTTCATAATTATCTAAAAGTTTGTCATTATCAATTACTTTAGAAAGTGGTAAAAACATTTTAATCTAATTCATCATCTTTAACATAGCAAGGCACCCTATCCGGATCCAACCATTTAGAGTACTCAATGTCTTCCATTGCTAGAGAACACTGCATTCCATTATCAAAGAGATAAATATCATTCCATCGTTTAGTATACTCATTTTTCTTTTGTAAACGATAGTCGGGTTTACCATTTATTTCAAGAATACCTGCTTCAATAAAGCGATAATCCTGACGTTCCAGAAGAACTTTTGTCATACTTCAACTGCCTCAAGATCAGCAGCAACGTACTCCATCAGAATCTCATAATCATCTAAAGGATCACCCGAAAATACAACTCCATATCCTTCATAGAAACGGCGAACCTTTTTATAAAGTTTCGGATTCTTTACATCAAGGTAGAAATCACCGTTAGCAGCACAACGAAGAGTGCTAACATCTTTCTTGAATTTTGTGATCAGAGACATTGTTTTGATTTGTTTGCCTTGTTATTATAGTGTGATTTGAGTTTTAAGTCAAGTGTGCCAGTAAAGAAACTGGCAATCGGGGTGACAGGATTTGAACCTGCGACCGCCCGCTCCCAAAGCGGATGCGCTACCAAACTGCGCTACACCCCGGTATAGTTAAACCTATATTAGGTTAACTAAAAGTAACTGTCCCACCTATTCCCCAATAAATTGCACAAGGAGCTGCATAATCATAATAAACTGTATTTTTATCACTTGTTAGATTATAAGTTCCTGTTGTAATTAAATTGGTCCAGGTAGAACCGCCAACTACATCATCATACAGGTCAAGCGACCAAATGTCAAGCCCTATCCCACCATTTGGATATTGATTTTGGTCATTATCACTTCTCCACGTCACATATCCTGGATTATAATAACTAATATTATTTGGAATAAAGGACGGACCTCCAATTGCTGTAATATTTGTTGGAGTTCCAGCCTCAGAAAAAACTAAATTACTTAAACTACTAACTGTAAATGCACCAGTCCAATCATCTCCGGTAGTAGTATTAATACTGTAATTAACCGTTGCCATACTTATTATGGTATTTTGTCTTATTTATAGATGGTTATATTGTTTATTTTGGGTATGCATGGGTAATACCCCAACAAACAAAAAGAATAATAGACCCAAAAAGTAAACTTGAAGATATAATTGTTTTAGTCATCATCCTCATATGTTGATGGTTCTTCAAAAAGTTCTTCCATTTTTTGTTGTAAAATTCTTTGTTGTAACTGCTCGATGTCTTCGTCTGTAAAACTAACCACTAGTAAAGGATCTCCTGCTTTAACGTCATTAAGTTCTGGATGCTTCACTTTTGGACTCTTTGAATATCCATAATGAGCACCCATAATCATCCAACCTTGAACAAACATAGTCATACAAATAATTAAAAGAACTAACCACGGAACCAAAAAAATTAATTCAGAGTAATTTTGAGCCATGGAAGTAGTGGCGGAATAACACCAACTAGTCGGAGGAGTCCTTCAGCAAATAAAGCAAGAACCACCCAACCTACACACATGCTAATGATAGAAGCATTACGGTTATGTCGTCGTATTGCTGCATCGATCATATTCTGAACTTCGCAACGACTAACCATTTCATCTACAGGTTTCATCACTTTCGATCTCCAAAAAACTTTGCCATAGGATCTTTTTTAGTCCTGACAATTTCACATGCTCTAGTGTAAAACATATTATTTGTATTGCCAGAGGCTTCAAAAGTTGCCTTGATCTTCACCCAGTTGTCATAGGTGTGCTGATCCATAGCTTTTAAAGTTGAATACTACTAGTTATGATAGTCAGTAATTTCAA